CCGCGCACTCGCACGCGACGCCGTGCCAGTTCGTGGTATCCGGGGTATCGTGCGTCGCTCTCTGTGCCTTCTCGGCACGCGGCGCGGGTTGGCACAGCACGTCGGCGAGGCTGTGGATGTCGAGGCCTTCCGTCGCGAGCGTGCGCTTGATGGCGGCCGTCGCCGCCAGCACCTCGCCGTCCTTGTCGGAAGACAGCATCCGCAGCAGCTTGCCAAGCCTGTCCTGTGCCGATGGCGTCATTTCCAGCACCGTTTCGTATGGCTGCACCTGACGCAGATCGGGTTCGTTGGCGTCTTCGCCAGGCGCGGCAGTAGCTCGCCGGCGCGCGTGGCCGCGGTGATCATCTCGGCGCGGTCGATCCACGCGCGTGCCGCCACCGCGTCGTAGGGCAGCAGCACATGCAGCCGCTCGCAGGTGTTCGCGTTTGTTGCCGTAAGGATCGCCGGGTGCTCGGTCATGCCAAGGTGGTGCTGATACATCAGTACCTGTGCTGCATAGTAGCCGTCACGAGCCCGTCACGGTCGAGACCGCGCCATCCCTTGTCGCCGAGGCACTTGTGCTCCCACATCGCGGGATATCCGACGCCGGGCAGCGCTGGGCCGCGCACGAGGATCCCGTCGGCGTGGCCGCGGAACGTCCCGCCGAACGTGGAGAAACCGAGCTTCTCCGCCGGGGCAAACTCAAAACCGGCGTGGATCATCTGTCCGCGGACCATGTCCTCGAACAGGTGGCCGCGCTGGAAGATGTCCAAAGTCTGCCCCTCGTGCACCGGATCACACATCCAATCGAATTGGACCTGTCGCGCGCACGGGCTGCCGATCGAGCTCGCACCCAGGTACAGGCGCGTGTTGATCTCCGGCGGCCGCGCGCGCTCAATCGCCTTGTTGATGGCGACGCTGATCGGCGCTGTGGCCAGGTTGTCCCGGTTTAGGTCGAGCATGTTTGTGCCGAGCGTCTACATGGCGGGACCGGCAGCTGAACAATTGTCGATGATCCGGATGCGAGGCTTTGCCTTTGGCGTGAGGTACACTTTCGACCGCTTGGCTTTAAGCCCGTCGACAGTTTGCTGCGGATTCTTGTCGACGTCGCAGAGCCACACCTCATGATCAGCACCGTATTCTGTGACCAGGATCGAATATCGCCTCATAACCCTTCTCCTTGGTCGCCAAATACCCGTTGCCTTTGAGTTTCTAATCAGTCAAAAGGGATGGCGTCGTTCAACGGCGCCTGCGGCGCGATGATGCCGCCACCCCGGTCGCGCGCGGCGATCGCCTTGCTCATCAGCTCGTAGGCCGTGCACAGGAAGAGCAGCATCGTGTCCTTCGACCAGCTGCCGATCGGCACGCTCCAGTCGATGCCGGCCATCGCGCCGAGGTCGGTCAGGATCGTTTCGACCGCGCCGGCGTCCCACGGCGGGGGCGCGGTGCCGGTGTCACGAATGTTCATTTCGATCGCCGCCTGCCCCTCGTCGACCGCTTGCGCAGCGCGTATGGCGATCCACGAGCAGACGCCGGCACAGAGCATCCATCCGAGCTGCTCGTCCGAGAGGTGGCCGACGGGGGTGTCCGCAGGCACCACGCCGTCGCCGATCATCTTGCGTGCCGATGCGATGACGGCGGCAGTCGCCTGCCGCTGCCACAAATCCACGACGCCCTTCGGCCGGAGGTGCTGTTTCATTTTGCCCAATCCGGACGCGCGATCGGCTGCGCCGGCTCCGACGCGGCGCGCTGAGTGGGGCGCTCGGCGCTCTTCACCACCTGCTCGACGGGATGCCAGTTCTTGCGCTCAGGCGTGATAACCTCGAGCAGCGTGTTCTTGGCGGGGTAGCCATCCTTCGCCGGCTCCACGCCGATGCGGCCGATGAAGCGGATGCCGTCGAAGTCGGGAAAGTCCGCATTGCGGGCCTTCTTGGCGTCGTCGGACTGGTTGTCCGGTCGGATGCCGCGTGCCGACTCGAGTATCGCGCGCAACGTCCGCAGAGAGATCTCGCGAGCCTCCTTGTGTCCGTCGGTCTCGCCTTCGAGCGTGAAGCGCATCCAGAACTTGCGCTTCGCGTGCTCGCCCTTGACGACGGTGAACTCGCAATCAAGTCCCCGCGACTTGGCATCCTTCGAGGCAGTGAGCCACCCTCCGCCGCCGACACCGCCGGGCCTCACGTCGAGTTGGATCACTGCGACGGTGTCCGCCAGGATGAGTTCGCGTTGAGTGTCTGCGTTATTAAAGTCAAACATGTCAGTTACTCCTTTCTTACTGCCGTTAACTTCGCGATCAGTTCTCCAAGGTGAGGTTTTTCGATCTGTTCGAGCCGGCCGCTGCGATCTTTCGCGGGATAGCCCCAGGGATTGGGCGAGGTGCACACGAACGCGCGCACCGGCACGCCGTCGCCGAAGTCGATCCACTGCATGGTGATGATTTCGTCGACGATGCCGGGCAGCTCGCGGCCGGTCTTCGCGCCCTCGAACTGCGGCTGCCACTCAGTCTTGTTGAAGTCGTCGACGATCTTTTCCAAGATCGCAACGAAGACGATGTTTTTGTCACGTGCGCGCTGCAGCTGGTTATGCCAAGCGATCATCTCCCGGCCGTGCAGGCCGTAGGCGCCGCGCACATCCTTTTTGCCGGTGCGCTCGGAAAAGGCTTCCGGCTGCTGCTCTGCCCAACGGTACGACAGTCGACTGATCGCTGTGTCGGAGTCGACGAAGATCGTGTCGTACTTGTTGAGGCCTTCGAGCGCGCCGCCGACCGCCTCAAAATGTGCGTGCGAGTAGCACGCCGTCGGCGGGTAGCTCGGGTCGGGGCCACCGATCCGGCACGCGAGATCGCGCGCTGCAGGCCAGTCGCTGATCCGGATCGTGTCGACCGGGACATTCTGCACCGACAGGTCGCCGGCCTCGGCATCGATGAACAACGTGCAGTCGGGATTGAGCGTGCCCAGCAAGCTTGTCTTGCCGACGGCGATCGGCCCGATAATAAGGGTCTTCGAGCCGCGCTTTTCAGCAAGCCGCTGGTCGGCCCCAATGATCTTCACGACTATGCTCCTTTCGCACGCTCTGCTTGCGCGAGCTCCAGTGTGTCGGCGATAGACAGGGTCTCGGTTAGGCGCTTTTAACGATCGCCCGCCGCCGCACGCGGCTCAGGGCGGCGAGCCAACTCAGATGCGATCGGGCCACGGCTTGCTGCGGTGATCGCGCTCGAACACAAACCACACGCGGGGCAGCGGGCCGTCGTCGATGAGATCGCCGGCTTCGACATCGACGAAGAGCGTGGCGGTCGGGTCGAGCCCGCGCAGGAGCGAAGTTGTGCGAACCGAGAAGCACATCTTCGCTCCTCTCGGCGCTGTGCTATGCGCCGCTGGAATGATCTTGCGCATGCGGCTACCCCATCGGTCTCGTCAGATGCGCAATTGCATCCTTAAACGTCTGGACGAGGCGCCATTCGAGCTCGCCTAGGTCATGCTCCGATGCGCGGCGCGCATCGGCGAGGAGCGCATCGATCTCGGCGACGGTCATGTCGCGAAAGCGCGGATTGCGGTGCAGGCGAGACGCGATCTGATCGAATAAGTTGCTGAGCTCGATGGGCGCCCATTCGAGCGCCTGCCACAGAGCCTCAATGGCGGCTTCGCTCCTGATGCTCGTCATGATGGGTTCCTGAGTTCTGACGTCTTAGATGAGAGAGCGCGCCTCCCTGATGCGCGTTCAAACTCTTCGATGGTCGTGTCTGCCCACATAGGGTTTTGCCCCATGTACATATCGGGCGGCGGGATCCGGCCTTCCTGTCGCGCGCGCTGGAGGCTCCGTACGCTCATCCCGTATCGCTTCGCGAGTTGCGGCTGGCGGTAATAAAAGGTCTTCATGTCGCGATCCGACGGTGACAGTGTCCGTCAGATTAGAGCCTCCTACGCTATTGCCCAAGATCGCGAGGGTTCGAAAGCTCGAAAGCTCGCGCTTCGAAAACTCGAAATGACAGATTTAAGGGCACCTCGAACAATGACAATTTTTTCGTCGAATTGATCCCCGGCGCGTCCGCGACCGTGATTTTGGCTCATAATTTGTCGTGAGTATGCAGTGTTTGGTGCCGGCAGGCGCCCGCGTGGGGCGCGCCGGGCACACTACTCCCTCTATGCGGCAGCCATCCGTTCCAGCGTCACCAGCCGGCAGATGTTGTAGGCAAGGTTCTGCAGGCCGATTTTGGCTTTCGCCCGCGCGATGCCGATCGTCCGTACGAGCCGGCCACCCGGCGAGTTCTGTTGAGCGCCGAATACGTGCTCGATGCGGGCTCGAACTCGGCTCTTTTGGCGGTTCGCGTTCTCCTGCGCCTGGGATAGCGGATGATTGCGGTTCGCGCGATTATGAATCCGGCTGCGCGATCCGCGCAAGCTGAGCTGCGCCTCGGTCTCCGCCGAACGATACGCGCTGTCCGCATACACGTCCGAAGACGTGTTGGCCTGGTTCAAAAGTTCATCAAATTTCCGGCTGTCATGCACACTCGCGTCGGTCACGTCATACTGCCGGATCAGCTTGTGCCTATCATCCGCATTCACGTGGTTCTTGTAGCCGTAGAAGCTCATGCCGTGCTTCTTGGTCCAGCGCGCGTCCTTGTTTTTCTGCCGGTTTTTCGCCGGGTTCTTCTCCCACGCCTCAGGTGTCTTGCCAGCCTTCACCTCGTCATTCTCGTCGCCGCTATTGAGCTGCTTGGGAACCGGCACGATCGTGGCATCAACCATCTGGCCGCCACGCGCAATGTAGCCCTTGGCCTCCAAATGCTGGCCAAAGCGCTCAAACA